ATGTATCGGCTGCAAAACCTAATTTCGCCCCCGGACTCGTCGTCCCGATGCCGACGTTGCCTGTTGCTCCGTCTAAGGTCATTACTGTCTTGTCTACTCCGCCGTCATTTACTTTGAAGCTAATATCACCGTCTTGAAGGTCGTTTTCAATTGTAAGATTTGAAATAGTGCTAACCAGTCTATCGGTGTGGACATTCGCCCATTGTTTTGTAATTGAACCGAGGTCGTCTGTGGAGTCAGTATCTGAAATTAAAGAAGTGTTGATAGCTACAGAAGCAAGGTTATCAAGAGCCACGGAAGCTTTCCCTGTGATATCTGTTTCATCTTTTTCTCTATATTCTCCTAGTATTTTGTCAAATTTGTTCATTTGCGTTAATTAAAAATAAATACTGTCATAGGGTTACGCTAATAGTTGTAGTTGTTCCACTCACGGCGATTGTTTTAACTGCGACAGTTGTCCCATCTAGCTTATATGTAATAGTGACATTGTCTGGGTCTGTTTCATCAATGACTTGGGTGTCATAAACTGGGATATTAAATTTATCCTTTCCAATAGCCTCCACTATCTCATCTTGTTTAGCTTCGGTGGCTATATTTGTTTGAACTCCATTATTAAAAACAGAGACTCTTTTAACTCCTTTGCTGTCTTCATAAGCCAAATGTTCGGCTCTTTCTAAATCTGATGAGGCGTTAGCGTTGCTCATTGTTTTGAATTTGTTGATTGATTATGTCTAGTCTTTCCTTAGCTTTATTTGCTTGATCAATAAGTTTCAAGTGCAGATAAATCTTCTCCAACTTTGGCATACTTCCGTCATTTCCTAATCTCATATCAATGTCAGAAAGATTATCCAGTCCTTCCATTTTTGAAGCGATAAAGTCAACCTTTTCCATTATTTGCGGATTAAACATTTCGTCTTTCAGCCCGAGATAATCCAAAAACTGAACATTCTTAAAGTTTATTCCTGCGTCCAAAAACTCTTTTGGAATTTGAGACGACTCATTGACTTGTTCAATTGGCTCTGGTTTTAGCGGGGTTAGTATTTCCATAGTTATTTTCTTTCAGGCTTTGGTGGCGTGAAATTATACTTTTTAAATATTTCCTTTTTAATTTCTTGCTTTTTATTAGACAACTTATTAGCTTTTTCTTCGACTGATAAATTCATAAAATCTTTCTCTTTTTTTAGTTCTTCTAATTTATTGTTTATTTGTCTATTAAACTCATCGTTGGCTTCATCAAAAGTTTTATATCCTACTTTTTCCTTAAACGCCTTCATTTCTTTAGTTGTTTTTCCGTGCCAATTTTCTTTAGTTGTGTATATATTAGAGCCTATCCCAAAAGCATCAAGTATAATCGCCGATAAAGCTGGTTCTGTTTCCTTATTTCTATATGCTTCGATAGCATTTTCCACTGGAATAGGTGCGACAAATCCTTTTCCCAATGTCCATAAGGTTTCGGCTGGTTTGTTTCTGATTGCTTCCCATCCTGTAGGCTCTCTATCAAAATTCTCTCCAGAATACAAATCAGAAATCAACCTTAAAAGAGGAGCTGTTTTATTTTCTAAGAAATCTCCGACTAAAGCTGTCGCGTCTCTTGCCCCATAATCTCCCATATTAGTTATTAAGCCAGATGTGCTCTTTGAACTTTGTCTCGCTATTCTGGAAGCCAAAACAGCTAACGAACCAAGACCTCCAGTTACATCAAACCTAGTGTTGCCTATTTTTATTTTTCCAAAGTCTGAGCTTCTTGAGTCCCATTCGACGCTACCAGGTTGAAGTTTATCAGCTAGGTAAAGTACCGAACCTATCGAAGCTACTATTCCAGCTAGATTTTTTGCCGCCTCTTTTCTCACAAAATTGCTTCCTCCTGCTCCTGTAAAAATATGACCGACAGTATCTAGTTGAGATTTAACATATTTTGGAGAAAAAAACGCAACATTCAAAGCTTCTTGCGCACTGCCGGAAATACCTTTAATTTTACCTCTACCAGTCATTGAGTTTATCAATTCTCCGATTGCTTCAGCTTGTTTTTTATCATTCAAATCAATTCCCTGCTTTAATGCTTTTTCAATCATTACATCTGCCAAGTCTGCTCTCATTCTATAAGCTGAACCTGTAAACGCTTGCTGTGATGCGCTAAAAATTCTACCTAATAATGGTATCTTCTCTGGTAACGACGTTGGATATGCTTCTTCCATATTACCAAGTTCTACTTTAAGTTTATCATAAAAACCGTTCCTTGAATTTTTTCTGCTTAAAATTTCTGCTTTTAGTCCTCTGACAGCGTCCTCCCCTTTTATCCCTGATTTAGCTAATAATCTAAAAGATTCTCCAAAAGATTTTAACCAAACTACTGGATGTCCAGAAAACAACGTTTTCAATCCCTGTCGTCCTATAAAACTATTATCAACCGAAGCCTTGACAGACTTGGCAAATGAAGCTACGTCTTTAATTGTGTTTATTATCGTTCTTGGATTTTTTATTCCTAGTTTTATTTCTCCTATATATTCATCGAGCGCAACTTTAGACGCTCCGTATGCCAATCCTTGCTCTTTTCGCGATGAAACAATATCATCTGCAAATTTTTCTATTTCTTTTTTAATATAATCATCTGCACCTTCGCCTAAATATCTTTTAACTCTAGCGAGAGATTGAGAAACTAGTTTTTTATCCGTTTTTATATCATCTAATCTTGAAATTAATTCATCAACAACTTTTCTTTCATTGCCACTCAAAGAGCCTTTTATTTCTTCGAGTTTATCGTAAATTTTTGTTTTGCTGAAAAAGTCTCTTGTATCTTGGAATTTTTTCGATAGTTTAAAGATAGTTTTAGCTTCTTCTGATGAAATACCTAATCCTAACCTTTGTTCCGCTAATTCTGATAAAAATGCTTTTTCATCTTCTGGGTTAAAAATCTTTTTCAATCTTTCTTCGGTGTTTTCTTTTATCCTTTTAATTAACGCCTCACGCTGTTTTGTGTTTTTTCCCGACACTTGCTCAGCCCAAGAAATCAATCCTTGCTCTCTGTTTTTATTTAGTATTTTTCTTTCGTATAAAGTATTGACATTTTTAGCGTCATCACCTAGAAATGACTCAAAGAACTTGCGTCTTTCAGTGCTGGACATTTCGTCCATTTTTTCAGGAGATATTTCTCCGCTTTTTAAGCGTTTAATAAACTCCTCGGCTTTTTCTTTAATCAGACAATATGTTTTTGCCATATTTTTAGCATTTTATTTCAGAAATAAAGCTACTCCAAGTCGCTTTAGTTGATTTTTTAGATTTAGACGCTTTCTCTACTTCTTTTTCCGCAACCTTTTTAGCTTGAGAAATTTTTACATCTTTTTTGAGTCTTTTCTGTAATGCCTCTTCCCTTACTTTGATTATTTCTCTCATTTTTATGACAGCACTATCAGGGTCTCTTTCTGCCGCCATTCGCAAATCTTGAGCGGATAAAGATGTTTCGCCTGCTATTTTTGATTTAGCTAATTTCTCAAGTGTTTTTGCGTCTCCTGTTTTAAGTGCTTCATCTTCAACTGCTTTAATAAATGAGCTAGGTCTAACTTTTTCTGTTAGCGGTTTTTTTCCTGAAATTATATCATCTACTAAATTTTTATCTTGTAATATTTTAGCCATTTCTTCGGCTTGTCCTTTAACTGTAATTCCTTCAAAAGTAGCTTTTTCTATATCTTCATCTACCATTCCAGCATCTTTCATTTTTTGTTCTATACTTTTTGCTATTTTAGAAATCTTTGCATTTTCTGCGATTGTAACTTCTACCCTAGGAGTTATTCCTTGGGGTTGGGATAAAGATTGTTTATGAAAATCTTTTAGTGCTTGTTCAAACTCTCCTTTAAACGGGACAACTTGAGCTTTTATATTAGTTTGACCGTTTCTTATTGCTTGAGCAACTCTATGATGACCGTCTAAAATTAGACCGTCTTGATTAACTATTATAGGACTATCTATGTTTCTCTTTTTCTTAGATATGTTTTCAAGAACATTCGGAAGATTTTGAGTATTTTGACCGTATTCACCAGCTTTTAATGTAGAAATATCAACATTCTCGTTTTTAACTAACCCATTCCATATTTTTTCTACATCCTTTCGTATCTCTTGCGGTATTAACTTTCTATTAGGCAACTTCTGGACTGCTCTTGAAACGTCACTTGGTAATTCCAACGGCATCTCGTCATTATAGACATTTCTAACAAACTCATCAGCACTCTTATATTTTCTAGCTTCTTTAATTAACCCTCCTTCTTGTAGAGGAGTTATTTCCTTAACTGGTGTCTTTACCTCTACTTTAGGTTTAGGAGCCTCTACGGGGCTTGTAGTGCGTGTAGGAGGCTCTATAATATCATTTATGATAGCTTCTTTACTTATTCCTTTTTCTAAATCAGCCTTAACTTGTAAAGCTTCACTTGGAGTTAGTTTTTTCGCTGTTGTTTCTTCAATTTCTTTGACGATAGGTGCAAGCTCTCCTGGTTTTAAAGTCCTTGCTATTTTACCAGCTAATCTGCCAGCTCCAATAATTGCTGGGGGTAAAACTGCGCCAACTAAAGTAGATGTTCCAATTGTTTTAGCGCTATCTTCAACTCCTTGACCTTCTTTGAGAGCTTGTGTTGATCCATAGCCTGCTCCATACAAAGCGCCCTCCCTTACTCCTTGTTTTAATATTTGTTTGCCTGTTTGCTTAATAGCTCCTTTAGCTAATTTACCTCCCACTCCTAAAGATGAAACATCTAAAATAGACTCTCCTATTGGAGCAAGAATTGAACGCAATGGTTTTTTCCCTTCTACAATTTCTCCTGCTATTCTTCCTGATTCTCTTTGATAGCTTTCTACCGGACCAACAAATGGAACATTAACTTCGCCGAAAGTCTGTTCTTTTCCTGTTACTCTACCATAAATATTTTTAGGAATTTCAGCTAAAGATAGCGCTGGTCTGACGATTGCTCCTTTGATAACTTCTTTAGGTATGTTTTTAATCCCTTCCCAAAAAGCTACTTTTTCTTGCGCTTTTTCTGCTTCAATTTGAGCTTTTTTAGCATTTTCTTCTGCTACTCTGAATTGTTCTTCTTTTCTTTGTTGGGAAACTAAATTAGCCCTATCCTGTAATCCCCCAAAGTTAAATCCACTAGTTTTAGTAGGTTTTTGTTTATCAACATTGACTTTTAGATTTCCAAAATTGAACGCCATAATTATAGGTATTTATCATTAGAGTCTTTCCACTTTCCGAAAATTGCATTAAAACTAGCTGTTGATAGTCCATTTTGAGCCCATTGGCTTTTAGCTTCTGCCCAGTCTTGAGGAGAAACTTTTCCGTCATCACCTTTTACGTTATCGAAAAATGAATTTATTCCTTGCGTTCCTTCTGTAGTTAAGTCATCTTTAGATTCTCCTTCTGGTTTGTAATACGGTTTATTTAGTTCTTTTAATTTTATAGATTTTTCGATGGCTTCCATTTCTTTTTTAGAAATATCTTGTTTCTTGTAGTATTCGGTGAGTTTTTTCTCCATTCCTTTCGTATCAAGTGTTCCGCCTTTTTTAGTCTTTAGACTTAATCCTAAAGATTGTAGTGTCTTTTTTAGATCTGATTTGTATGTATCTTCCTTGACCTTTTCTTCATACTTAGAGGCTTTTTGCAACGCTGTTTCATAACTATCTGAATAAGTAATATTAGCTTTTCCTCCAGTTTGCCTAATTAGGTCTTGCAGTTGCGCTCGTTCTTGTTGAGCGATTTGGTAACGATTTTGAGCGTCTGATTGCAAAGTATTCAAATACGCTGTTTGCGCTTGAAGATTCTCCCCTAGTCCAGCTAGTTCGTCTGCGGTGAGTTGTCTGGCTCTACCAACCTGTTGACCAATCAAATTAACGCTTGCCCCTGTTCCACCCATTGCTCCAATGTTCTGCCCCTCTAAAGCTCTTGTAGTGCCTCTGAGAGCCTGCTGTGAAGCGTTGATAGCTTTTTGAGTATCTGATACTTGTTGTTGTGTTGCCAAAATATCGGGAGATTTCATATACTGCTCATATAATCCAAATGGGTCTGACAAATTTGGCTTAGGCGCTGGTTGTGTCAATGTTTGGGTTACATTCTCAGGTGAATATACCGAAGAAGCTGTCGGAGTGATCAGATTGCTTGCTAGTGTTGGTTGTTGATAAATTTGTTCTGCCATATTTTTAGATAATTTTATCTCTTAGTATTTTATATTTAAAATTTACAGTTTGAGAAAAATCTGCCGGATTTATTGCTGTTATTACTAATTGAGTCGATGTAATATAGTAATTTAATATCAAATCTTCTCCGTCCCTTGGTATTCCTACCGCTGGAAACATTGCTCCATTACTGCTGTCCACAACATAACATACAGGAACATACCCTAGATTGTGATTTATCGCTACACTTCCTAATCTGTAAGTAAATTCATCAACCCTGGCTGAAACAGTAAGCGAATTGTTTCCGGATAAATTAACATCTACCTTCGGCACATTCTTTCCGCTAAAAAACTTCATATTCCTTGCGTCTGTTTCAGTTTCGGCGTTGTATCCGTCTTTAGCTATTCTTAGTTTTCCTGAAACATTAGAATTTCCAGTTCCAACTGCGTTATCTGGTCTATTCGCGTGAATGATGTAAAAAAAATTATACGTCTTATCCCCTATTTCACTTCCCTGATAAATTCTAAGCACTAAATTTGATGTAGTTAAGTGAGATTCAACATACTTGCCAACGTCAGAAAAAACATCAACATTAAGACTTATTTCATTATTTATAGGAAACCATCTATCTGTATTGTCCGGGTCTCTCACGAAAATAAAATAATCTGCAAAATATCCTAGCTGATTTGAAATGTTTTTTGTGGCAGAACCTCCAGATGTTGTTACAGAATCAGAGCCACTCGCAAACTCAATCATACAACTTCTTTCGCTAGTCATAACTAGGTTTTTTTCTGCGTCATCAATACTGCCTCCTGGTTTTGCTACTTTTAAAATTGCCATTAAAATTCATCTAACATAATTATCCAGTGCGCCCTTAAATTCACTGTATTATTTACTGTCGCATCAGGGCTATCAAATATACTTGCGCCTATCTTTATTTGGGTAGATGTTATCACTAATTCAAAAATCAATTCGCTGTCAATATCTCCTAGCCAATCGTGAGTAGCTGGAACTGTTTCACCTGAAAGAACATATCTTGTAACTAGAAATAGTTTTGAATTATACTCGACTGCCGCGAAAACAAACGGTATATAACCTAAATTATGAGTAACTACTTTTTCTCCAAAATTGTTTCCTGAAGCAATGCTGAAAGTATCGTTACCATTTGTAGCTATTTTGAAAGTTGGATAATCAGAATGAAAAGCAAATCTCCAAATATCCGTGCTTTCTATATCTGTTTCTCCATATTTCAATATTTTTAATTTACTCATTCTCCTAAATAAATTATACAATTATCATTTTCATCATATAATCTAAGCGCGGTATTGTCTATTTTCCAGCGTCCGTTTCCGATTTTTAGCTCTTTAACATTTTTAAACACTTCTCCACTTTCGGTTTCAGGTATAGGTTGTTGCTCTAATGTAAATTCACTCATAAAAATTTAATCAATTTAACTTTTGGTATATTAGAACCGCTTGGAGTTAGGGTTATTTTCGCCTGAGCAATCACTCCATACTCAAGTCCTCCGTCAAAATATACTTCTCTTTCGTTTATGTCGATTATTTCAGTTTGTGCGACATAGCTTCCGCCATTCATCTTTGTTTCAATCCCAACTCCTTCGGGATAAATATCATATCCTATCCTAATATCGGCAATCTTATTTTGTGATTCCGGAGTTTCTATAATAGCAGTGGCGTAAGCTGTTCCTTTTTTATCTACTCCTGTTCCTACGCTAGCGAGGAGAGTTTGCCCTTGTACCGCAAGGCTTTGGATAGTCCCTGTGCAAGTATACTCACCGCAAAAAGCAAACGGCAATGCTGAATCTTCTCTGTGAATGCTGTAAATCTTTGTAGCGTTAGCAAATAATGGTCGTCCGTTATATACAACTGATTTTTGCTCTCCCAAAGCTGTCGTTATGCCTCTAATCTTTCCAAAATAACTCATCTGCCTGCCTGTCCAGTAATAAAATCTACCAGAAGTTCCGCATTGAGCGACAATAATATTGTCTAGTTGAACAAAGCAATTTATTCCAATTTCAAATACTTCATCCTCGAATGTCCAACTTGTCGAAACAGTATCCCACAAAAATACTCTGCAATAAGCTACATCAGTTGAAACATAAGTCCCAATCAAAACATCATCTCCGATGTTTTTTAGACAAGTCGCTTTATATTGGGCTGGTAAAGTCAATTCGTTAGCTGAAAAAGTGTTGGTTGCGTCAATTCTGGCAATATATCTTCCGTTAGCAATAATCAAAGTATTATTTGCCTCTATACCTTCTCTAAAATCAGTCCCGGTAGCAAATGAATGCACAAACATAGTATGCGTGCCTGATTGACTTCCGGATGTATCAATACGACCTGTCGATCCTCCGGTTGTTGCGTGAGCCTCTGTATCATATAGCCAAAATTCATTTACTTCCGTGAGAGAAGTGTCTGGTCTTACATAATAGGTAGTCCCTGCCGTAATACCTGTTGGTAATGCTCCAGTAGTTGAAAATGTTACCGCTTGACCTGTTACGAGTCCATGAGAGGCGAGAGTAACGACACAAGGGCTGGCTATCGAAAGAGTAACTGAACCTGAAATTTGATAATAGCCTAATTTAGTTGATGTCCAATACCACAAAAAACCATTAAAGTATCTACATCCTGTATGCGCTCCGTTTGAATTTGTCGCCACTAATGAATAAGCTCCTGCGGTTGTCCTTTTCCAAATCTTACCACTGGCAGTTGAACAAAAAAAGATATTTCCAGACGGGTCTATGGCATTCAAACAAGCCTCATTTGGTGTAGTGCTTTCGCTAGTCATTGCTAATTGGGGCATAACTAAACCTACTTCGCTGTGAATATCGCAGTTGTCAAGCGTAACGAATTTATCTTGTTGCATTTTTCCCAACGCAGATAATCCGTTCCACCATTTACCAAATTGTATATCGTTATTAGGCATATTTATTGTGGCTTAGTTCTGTTTGTCCAATTAGTAGACGGTTTTGTTCTCCCTGACCATAGAGTCGTAGGTTTAGTTCTCTCTGTCCAATTAGTTGTTGGTTTAGTTCTTGGTGTCCATAACCCGATTTTTCTCCTTAATGTCAGTGTAGCGGAAACAAATTCTCGGATAGTTCTTTTTAAAGTCAGCGATTGGCTGACAAATTCTCTTACAGTTCGTTTCAGAGTTGAAGTAGTGGAAACATACGCCCGCACAGTTCGTTTCAGAGTCAATGTAGCAATGAAATACAATTTGCTTATTCCTCTAACACCGTATTTTGTAGTTCCGTATTTTCTTGTTCCGTACATATTATATTTCCATTAACTTCCAAAATCTTTTTAAGAGAGTTATTATTTCGTACATACTAATTAGCTATTTGGCTTAACATTTCGAAACGCATATTGCGACTTGTACCATATACATAGAAACAAAAATCCCAAACATTGCTTCCTGTCCAAGAATCTGAATATCTTGAACCATTTCCTCCGTGACTAGGAGAAGTTTCGTCAGAACCCCATCTAACATAGTTAGAAGCATCGCCGTTAGAATATTCTATACAAATACAATACTGCCCTGGTTGCATTTCATAGCCATCTGCAAATGTGAAAGTAATAAGCGTATTGGATGTTGTTATAGTAGATACATCTAAATTTCCAGATGTAGCTAATGCCGTACCAGTCGGAACAGCATTTGTGCCATACGTTCCAGATATAGTGTAAAGTTTAGCAACAGCGTTACCAGTTGGACTACCAGTTTTTTTACTATATATTTTACAACTTGTTAAAATTGATAATGTTGAACAAGTAAACGCCTGAGCTAATTTTGAAAAAGTATTATTAAGAGCTTGGTCATTATCGTAATTAGACTCTGAATAACTATCAATCGTTGCACCAGCTACTTGCACTTCATTGAAAGCAACTAAAACCATATTATTAGCCAAGATATCATTATTTGCTAAATCAGTATTTCCTTTCTTTTTAATTGTTTTTGCTCCTAATGAGTTTACATTTAAAGTCGCAGCACCTGTATTGGCAGTGTTTGCTTTGAATAAGTAAGTCTGACCAATTGCATAAGCAGAAGGAGCAGGGTCGACAGTAATAGCGTAGTCGTCAGAAGCCCCAGCATCAGCGGCGTATTTTAGATTATTTACAAAACTATCTGCTATAGCCTTAGGAGTCGCGAATTTAGCGTCATCTGTTCCAGTGTTTATTTCTGCTCCTGTGGCTGGTGTCATATCTTGTACAGTATGAACCAAACTAACATTCTTCGTCCCTGCGGAAAAATCAACTAAAGAACCAGCATTAGAAGAAGCGTAAACAGTAACACGAGTCAAAGTATCTGGCGCACCGTCAGTAAAAACACCTTCACCAATTTCCCATTCTGTTTGGTCAGCGTTTTCAATGTGATAGCGAACAGTCGCACCAGAAGTTACATTGCCAGCGAAAATTCTAGCACCTGTTTGCGCAGTAGCTGCCAAATTTAGTGTGCCTGTCCCTGTCGTGGTGCTTGTGTCGCCAATATTATCTTTTCGTTCAAGAGCCATAAAGTTTTTTTAAAATTAAGTCGCGCTAGTTTCTCCTTTTACTGTGAAAGTCATTACGTCATTAGTTGCGATAGTTCCAGCGTTAATTACCCATTTTACCCAAACACCTTTCACTTCTCCAGGAGCTAAATCTCCGAGAGAAAGACCGTTAGCGAAATCTACTGCGGTTACGAATGTAACTGCTGGATCAGGGGCGATATCTTCATTTGCAATGGTGTCCATTGGTGAACCTGTTTCGGCAGCGAGAGCGACAGTTACTGCGGTTGTAGCGGACGGAGTGTTTGAATTGATGTAAATCTTTGGTGCTACTGCGGTAATTGTTGCGTGAGTATTCTTTACGAAAAACCCTCTGTACTTAGTCGAGCCTGCTTCTGATTCCGTTGCAGGAGCGTAAGCGAAAAGATTATTTACTGTATCATCCACAATCTCAGTACTTGAAACTGCGCCCCCTAGAGAAGCGTTTACGTCTGCGTTGGCGGCACCTCCACTTAATTGAAACTTGATGTCACTTGAAATTATGCTCACATTTTTATTGTCCTTTATTTGTAAAAACCTTAGTATGACATTTTTTACAAACTAGGATTAAATTAGTTAAATTATTTGCGTCTTTTGAATTATCGAAATCTCTGTATTTTATTATATGATGGACATCTAGCGTTGTCGTGTTCTCTGGAGATACACCACATATTTTGCAAGATTTGTTATCTCTTTTTAGCACTTCTTTCCTTATTTTTCTCCAATTATACCCCCTACCGTCTATTTTTCCTCCTCCCCATAAATGATGCCTTTCCCCAAAAAAATTCTCTGAATAATACTTGCCCATACACACTCTTGAGCAAAAATTAAGATTTTTTATTTGGCTTTTCGGTCTTATTATTTCTTTTCCGCAATTATTACAGACAGTATTAACCCTATTTTTTATTGACTTATTTTCAGAAGAACATTTTCTTGAGCAGTAGACATTAACTTTATGAGATGGACTGAATTTATTATTGCAAATTGGACATATTTTAAATTTTACTAATGCACTTGAGTGACATTTCTTACTACAGTATTTTTGTGTTTTTCTCCCTTTGTATTTATGTTTACAATATTCGCATAATTTTATTGTGTGTCCACCATTTCTGAATTTTATTGCACATTTATCTGAACAAAATTTCTGCCATTTTCTATTCCTAATAAATACTTTACCACATTTTTTACATTCCATAGATACAAACTTATTATTTATATCTATAGTATATCATTTTTTTAACTTAATTGAAACTTGATGTCTGTTGATTCTATTGCCATACTATTTTTTAATAATTAGTAATCATTTCCAAAATCATAATCTACAAAAGCCACATCGACATTGTAGGCTCTATCTTGATTCTTTTTCCTATAAAACGTTTTCATTCTTTGAATATATGTTTCCATTTTATTTTCTGCGTTTTGCATTTTTGCTAAGTTTCCCTTTGTATCGAGATATTTTTCAAAATAATCCTTAGCGGAAGCATAGCATAATCCCTTGTGGAAAGGTTTAGCGAAATTAGGCTCATCAGTATCAGCCGAAAGAGCTGTTTGCAGTTTCTCGTACCAAATCTTTATTCCTCCAGTTACATTTGCGCTAGGTATCGGATAAAGCATTACTGAGTTATCCATTAAGTCAAAGAATGGTTCAGATGTCGTGAAATCACTTGCGATACTGGTTGTGTCAGTCGCTTCTCCTCGTTCGTTAATGTCCATTGGTTCGGCTTTGTACCAGTTTGTTCCGTCGTAACTTATTTCTATTCTTTTAATCTTTAAAATATCTGACGGAAAAATATACTCTTGCTGTGAAGCTACTAAATCTGCGGTTGCTGTTTCGCCTTGATAATCCCATTCATCCATTGAGTCTAAAATTTCAGTTGTGAAAAGGTCAAGATACTGGTTAATAGACGCGTCTAAATCAATATTAGGATAGGTTGTTGTATTGGTATTGGTTAAGTATCTTGTTTCACCTCTTAGTGATTTTCTCGGGATACTTGCGTTGTTTAAATTCATAAGTTTATTCTATTATCTTTAAAATCTCTCTGCATTCCAATATGGGCGTCAATTCCCCATTTTTTCTTAAAATACTCCCTGTTTAGCGGTTCAACATTATTTTGTATTCCTCTTTCTTGTTCAGAAAACCTTGTCGCACCTTCTTTATGCCAATAAGGTACTTTAGGTGTCATAATTAGTCTTTTACCTGCTTTTTTCCAGCGAAAGAAAAGGTCTATATCTTCGTAACCTCCGTGAACAAAATTTTCATCGTATAGCCCGCATTCTTCTAGCAAAGACTTGCGTATCATATAAAATCCTCCGGGGAATAATCTATCACCTGAGCTTCCGCCTTCTGAAACATAATTCGAGTTGTAAAGACTTCCAGGGTTAGTTTTGTATTCTTCGATTGGTCGTCCTTCAACTATTTTATTTTGGTATCCATAACCTCCGAGAGCGTCAGATTTGAACATCTGATCAGTTTTTAAAAAGTCTTCGAACCAACCACTATAAACTTCTATATCGTTATTAGCGCAAACTATCCAACAGTCATCTTTTTCATTTTCTAATATCCAATTAAAACCTACATTACAGTTTCCTGCAAAACCTTTATTTTTCTCGTTTCGTATATAAACATCTGAAATTTCTTTTAAAAAACCTGAGTCATACGGAGAGCAGTCATCACAACTAACTATCACGCAATCGGATGTATCTCTGAACGATTTGATAGCGTTTTTAGCCAGCTGAACAAGCTCTTCGTTGATTATAAAATGGGGAATTACTATGTAGATTTTCATCGTCCAATTGCCATTGCTCCGCAAAACCTATAACCCTCTCTTTCAATCTCAGTTCCGCTGTGATTTGGGTTTATAAAGCAACATTTAATATTTAAAACTTCGCATACTAGATAGATATTTTGAGCGACAAATCCTGTGTCTAAATATGGCATAAAATCAACTTCATTCGGTGATTTATAAGCCTGAATATTAGCATAAAACAACATTATCCTATCAGCTTTATCTACCCAACATTTACCTCCGACTAGCGTTTCAACACCTTTTTTGCTTTCAATAACTTCGATTGCTTTTCGGTTGCACGAGCTTGGAGAATACATTACTGCTTTTTCCAGCACTCTCATTTCGTCATCTGATACTTTTCCTTTAAACATTCTTCGGCTTCTTCTATACCTCATTATCCGCATTAGGCTTTCATAATCTTCCTGACCATATTCGCCAAATGAAATATCTTGTGTTTCACCATTTAGTAGTTTTTTCTTTCTCTCTTGATGAGCTAAATATCTTTTTTGAAATATGTCAGGTATTTCTCGCATTGAGTTTTTATATTAAATTCTTCTTGTATCTTATGTCTTAAATTCATCTCAGAGTCGTATTTTTTAAATTCTTCCCTCAATCTTTCGGCGGTAAATTCTATCGGTGCGTTTCTTCCGGAAAATGCGTGAGTCTTTAAAAAATCAAAATTATCCTCCGTGATCATCCCTCCACCTTTTAGCCCATCCATCCAGCCATCTCTCCAATCCGCCGAGATTACATTTCTTCCGCAAGATAGGCTTTCTAAAATTCCCCTTCCCAGTGTGATGACTAAATCAGATTTATGGATTAAATTCTCTATCTTAAATGTTTCTTCTTCTATGGTTATGAGTTCCAGCCCTTGACAGGCTTCTCTTATTATCTCCTTAGCTCGTCCATAATCTGGATGTGATAGGTAAAGCACTGTTTTCAATTCCTTGTTTATCGGTGTTTCGTAAAATCTTTCGCAATCAATTCCGTTTCTTATGACCTCTCTCCCTTTTGCTGTTTCCTCTGTAACTCCGACTTGTAAACATCCGTCAGCTGGAAACTGTTCTAATCCACTTCTTCCGTGCGATGTAAATATTATCGGTTTATTTTGAGGAACTTTACCATAACAGTTTATGTGATTGACTATATAAATATCGCCTTGAGGCATTTCAGTTACTACTTCGGCAAACTCTTCTATCTTTTCAGACATCTTGCCTTTAGTGAATGTAAATACCTTAACTTTGTAATTCTTGGACAATTCTTTCGCCATTGCATAAGTCCAGGTTTCAGTTCCGTAATAATGGTCTAGCGCGGTATTCGTTAAGATAACTGTTCGTTCCATTGTTTTGCGATATTTGACCAGTTATACTCTTTAGAAATTAGCTTAGGGTTACTTTTATTTTCCCAGTTGGTAATCGCTTCTACATATTTATCCCTGTTTTCAGTGTCCCCGAATGTTGCCTCTGTTTCCCACTTCTTTCCGTTCGTATGAACTTTTTTGGTTTTAACTGTTTCATTGAGAGCGGCGAAATTTGATGTTACCATTTTGCACCCTGCTAATTGAGCTTTCCGTGCCGAGATACAGTCAATTTCATAGAACTCGCTAGGGTATAGGAATATCCCAGCCTCTAAATACTTGTCTGCAATTTCTTGGTGTCCTATCATAGTTCCTCCTTCGGCTCGTCCTTCTTTTTTTAGTTTTTCAAATCTTTCTACTTGTCTATTCTTCCAAGCCATCATTTCCGGATTGTCTTTATGGACTTCATCATATAATCCCCAGCCATAATACCAGGCTAGCTTCCAAGGTTTATCAGGTTGCCTTTTAATCAGTTCTTCAAAAACATCTAGCGTAGCTTCGAGGTGTCTATCTGCGGATGAAGTATTTAAAATCAGATATTTATTCTTTTCTTTTTTCCCGAACATTTCAGGGTTTATTCCGTTAGCAATAACTGCTACTTTCTCGTCAGGAATATTCGGAAATAAAACTCTATGGGCGTTTGACTTCACGAATACTTTATCAATCTTTGCCAGTCGTTCGTCGGTAAATTCTCCGCTTTTCAATACATCGTGCATATCAACCGCTATCTTTGAATTTGGGTTGTAATCGCAAGGCTTAGGATGTCGCCATAGGATAGTCCAATCTTGTTTATCTCGAACGTTATATTCCCAAAATGGTCTATATTTTACTCCGTCCCATTCTCCGCCTTTTCCGCAGTTATTATAAACTGTTACATTCCATCCTAATTTTGTGAGTTCTCGTGAGAGGTTTATTACAGCCTCCTCACTTCCGCCTACTCCTTCAGTTAAAGCTATTTCAGGATTCCACGCTTTCATTGTATAAGAACAGTAAAATACTAAATCCTTACCGCTTGTTTCGGTTTTAATGAAATTTTGATTTTTCAACGAACAAATTAGAGGGTGTTGCCTCACTTTTTCCGGTAAATTGTCTATATAAACTTTCAATTTTTCTCCTTTTAATTTCTCGGTTTTCTTTAGATATTTTTCTATGTTTGATATTTCGCCTAATTCTTCATCTAATAGAGCCTTTTTTTCTTTAATTACCTTGTCATTTGGAAACATTTCAGCCATTTTATTGACTATTTCAACCGATTTTTTGGTCTTCCCGAGCTTCCAATAACATTTCATCATCACCATTAGGGGGTTGTAGTCATAATCTCTTGGGTTGAAAACTATCATCTTGAGTTCTGGTATCGGTAGTTGCAGTCCTATTTCGATGAAATCAATAGCTGTTTGGTATTTTCCTTGGTTGAATTTAAACTCGGCTATCTTGTGATAAGCATTCGGATAAGTCGGTCTTAGACTAATAGCTTCCAAAGCGTATTTTTCATCGTCAGTCAATGAAGCTAACACCATATTCGCTACGTACTTTTCTTCTTCGCTTCCACTTTCTTTTAGAAACTTCTGAAAGCTCTCGATAGCTTCTTTTTTCTGATTATTCCCCCAGTAAGCATTTGCCACAAGCCAAGTGCTTCTCGGGTCTTTTGGGTTTCTTTCAATTTCAGAAAGAGCTATCTCTAAGTTTCTTTTGACGCTTCCTTGCTGTCTTTTTTCGTCTGTTAGGTGCATTATCTCAATGTCTTTGCAGAAATATGCTGTTATATCTCTTAGGTTTTCAAAGTCCTCGTGGACTGATCCGACCCATTTAACGCTTCCATTCTTCACTATTCTTGTTTTAATGTGTTTTACTGTACATTCTTTATTTTCGTTAAAGTCATAGAGATAATTCATCGCTACCGTATCGATGTTTTTATCCCTAATTTCTTCAACCAAACTTTTTAACTTATCCGTTCCTTTTACAATATCGTCGGTATCGCACCAGAAGATAAAATCCCCAGTCGCTTGCGAAAAATTGAAATTCCTAGCATCTGCAAAATTATTGTTCCATTTGTAAAATGACTCTTTCCCCTTGTACTTTCTAATAACCTTCGAAACTGGCTCAATCGGTTCTTTACCTGCTTGAGTAATGCAAATCTCATCTACGTTGCCTTTTAAATATGAAAGACATCTGTCGAGCAATTTCGCTTCGTTTGGCGTTGGTTTTACAATTAAACAGGCTGTTAGCATATTAGTAAGAATTAGGGATTAAAAACTCTGGAAACTTTTTAATGAACCACTTCATTTCTCCTTTTGGTTCTAAAAACTTTTCTTCATTCACTCCGTTCATCACATAACTCATCAGGTTATAAAGTCTATCTGGAATACTGCACGCGTTTCGCATTTCGCTTGTTCCTTGCAACTTTCCAGTTTTTTTGTCTTTCATTTCAGCTTTACGGTGTTTCATTAGGTTAAGAAAATCAGCATACTCTTTTGGGTAGTCGGTTTTATACTTTTTGACCATATCAATAATGAATCTTTGTCTGTTAGTCATTTTCTTTTTCTTCAATTAACGCCGCCTCTGCTGTGAGAATACTTGTCGCAGTTGAGAGAGCGTTTAATAATGAATATTTAACAGTTTTATAGGAGTCGATAACATTATCCCCAACTTCTATTTTTTCAACCCCAGCATTTTCACAAATTTGTCTGTATGGTGCCCCATAGAAATTATTAACGATTTTTTTTCGAGGATTGGTATTTGTCTCTATTTTTCCATCCTTAGCATAAATATCTCCTCTAAACCAAGACAGGTTTAAACTTACCATTGCATCTATTAACGCCATCCCTCCACCCTTACAATATCCTAGTTCATAAGCTCCTTTAACCGCACCCAAAGCGTCCTCAACCTTTTTAACGGCTTCTGTTCTAGCGACATCTGTGTTCTTCCCTACTCTGATAATAGCAATTTTACCTTTTAATTGAGCAATACGCTTCTCGAGGTTTTCTTTTTCGTAAGTGGACTCTTCAACCGCCAATTTATCCTCCAACGCTTTTATTTTACCAGTAGCGTCTCCGTTCCCTTCAATCAAAGTAACACTATCTTGAGTTATAATCGCTTTTTTTACCTTATCCCCTGCGTATTCCTTGACATCTTCTAACGGAGTAAACATTTTATATTCAATCGGGATAATATTAAATGTTCTAGTCGCCATTATAGAAACTAAAACTGGTCTTGAAAAACTATTGGCTATCACTAACAAATTATTCTCTCCGTTACCGCTTGCTTTTTTAACCGCTTCGCCTATTTCGTCAATTGTTTCGACATTATCTAGCACTAACACGCTACAATCTTCTATAATTTGCTTTTCTTCACTTAATTTGTCGGCTTTTTTGCTTTCAAACCTCATCCCCTTAGTGATTTCTGCTTCCAATACGTCCCGTGAGGTTTCCTCGATTGAAATTTGAGCGTCTTCACCAAGTTCGGAATAAATTCCCTTAATTAATCCAGCTACTTTTTCATCTAAACTGGAAGTTAAAGCTAGATTATAAACATCATCCATTGATTCTATCTGCTTAACTGGAATTTCAGCTAAAATTTCTTCGGCTTCCTTAAACAAATTCTCTCTGATTTCTCTTGGGTTACCTGTTGGAATATCAGTGATAATTTTATCTAATATAGATTGTAAAAGAACCAGCGTAGTTGTTGTTCCGTCACCGCAGTCCTCGTCTGTTTGGTTAGCGCACTGTTTTGCTAATTGTATTCCTGCTTGCTCTATTTCATCCTTAACATTCACTTCTCTAGCGATTGATACCCCGTCGTTGATTATTTCAGTAGATACTCCATTGTAGATTAAGACATTTTTACCTTGTCCTCCCATTGATACCTTAACTACATCAACACATTTATCAATCCCTTTTTTTATTCGTTGTCTCGCCTCATTACCTTGCAATATTTTCATAATTACTTGTTCTCCTTGGACTGTTCAGGAGAACTGACAGCCCAAAGCAATTATATTAAGTTAATAAATTGTTAGCCTTTCAAATAACCATAGGCAAAGAAATTTGAATCTTGGTTTCTTGTTTCGAGAGTCATAGACCCTGTTACCGCATAGAAATCAAAAGGACCGGTTCTTGCCAAATCTTTGTCGATATATGGTTCTTCGAGATAAGCAGTTTTGTGCTTCTCTGGGCGAATTGCCAAAACTCTTGAAGTCGTATCAGACGATTGTTGAACATATCGGTGATAGTGAGTCTTGAGTTTTCCGAGACCTGTTTCGAACACATCAACTACGCTAACGATTTCTTTAATATTGAGTCCGGTGGAAACAGTATTAGTTTTGTTTGTGAAATCATCAGTTTTGTCCTTAATATAGCTTCCCATAAAGATGTCGGTTGCGACATCATCATTGGAGTTGTCCATATTAGCTTTCATCAAACCTTTCATTATCGAAGCACTCCATACAGTTCCAGAAGTTTGAGCTGTAACATTAGTTGATTTTGAGATATGAGCGATCATACCTTCCATTTTAGCTACTGTTCCAGAAGCTCCGGAAACAAGCGTAGAACGAACGAGATCGAACTCAGCAGAATTTCCGAAGTCTTTCATCTTCTTGTTTGTCTGTCGAGTTAGTTCGTTTTCTCCGTGATAATGATCAACGGCTTGCTGAACACGAGAAACTTTGAACGGCTTAGCTACTGTTTCGACTACATTAGCCAAACGAGTAGGAGTCGTCAATGCTCCTGCAGTATAATCAGCCGCTTCTGCGACTGCACCAGAGGCTGCGGTCTCTAGTGAATCTAACAACGTACTGTGAACAGTGTCGATAGCTCTGGTTTTGCCAATCATATTCATAATTGACTTTTCCGTAGCTGTCAGAATTTCTACCAAGCCGAGCACTGATTCTCGCTTAGTAACATCTCCGTATGTTCGGAGTATATTATCTGCTGCCATTTCTTTTTTGGGTTCCTATTTCTTCCAAACTAATTCATCAATCAAAGCATTTTGAGCTGATTCGTTTCCGCTTCTAGCTGATTTTGCCAAATCGTTGATTCGCTGGGATTCAACAGGATTAACCCTGTTTTTATTGATTATTACTTTCCTTTGGCTTATATCAGCGATGCTTGCAAACTTGTTTTCCCACGCCTCACTTAGAGATAGCCCGTGTTTTTCAGCGTAAGCCTCAACTAGGTCTAAATACTCTTTTGCGGTTGGCGTTTCAAGAAGGAAATCTTTTTTAGCGATGTCTTTTTTAAGCTCCGCCAGTTCTTTAGCTGTCGGGTCTTCTTTGACCTCTTTGACTTCTTTCTTTCCCTTGCGTTCTTTAGCAAGGTCTTGGTCTCCTACGAGTTTTTTTAGGTTCTCATAGTGCTTTAAGTACTCCTCCTTGCTTTTGAAAGGATTGTCCTTTCTTCCGGCGATGGTATTGAGTTCAGAAAGCGTCAAGTTTTCCACTTCGCTTTTGCCTTCAACATCCTTGTCGCCTTCTTCGATTGTTTCCTCTTGAGTTTCCTCAAACAGTTCTTCAATCTCCGAGTCGGTTGACTCTGGGTTTGTTTGTTCTTCCATATTTTAAATTAACTAATTAACATTATATCGCTCTCCAAAAAACAGTTATCGTTCCAGTTCCTGAGTTATCTGACTCAACAGTAATATTTGTTGAAAAAATAGCACTATGACAGTCAATATTCGTTCCGGCTGCTGTTGAAGCTGGTAGTGTCAATTTTGTCGTAGCACTGTTTTTAATTAAAGCCGCGTGAGCTGACAAAGCTACATTGACATACACCCCAACCAATTGAGCTGGAGAAGCTGTTACGACTACATCCGCATCAGTAGCTAAATCAACTACTGTCATATTACATCCTACTGGATAATTATCCACGTGTACATTTCCCATAATTTTAAAATTTATTCAATTACTCTAAATAATTCATCTTCTTCTTCTGGGGCTGGCAATTCTTCTGTTGTAATTCCCCATAGTTCAGTAATCCATTCGCTAATTATCTTAATCGCATACTTTCGTCCTCTCATCTCTTGCAGTGTTTCAACACCTTGAACAGTATCAACGCTTTTAATCTTTTGAGCAAGAAGTTGCAACGCCTCTTTGTTGTTTTTTATAAACTCATCGTATTTTCTAATTTTTTCCATATTATTGAGGCATTTGCTGAGCTATCATTTGTGCCGGGCTTCCTGCGCCTTCAACACCTGCTTGGGGTAGCATTGGCAATCCTTGCATTGGCATATCTTGAATTAAATGTTCCCCGTCTAATCCTAGTGTATCATATAACTCTTTTAAGGTGTTCCTTATTGGTAATCCTGCACTTGATAACATTCCCATTGTATCTTGAAGCATTTTAGCCATAACACTCCTATTGATACTTTCGTCTGTTATTGTAACCTTGACATCAAATTCAGTATCTAGCAATTCGTCAACTATCGGGATATACCTATCGTTGCCTAATTCTTGTTTGATTGATTTGACTCCTTCTTCGACCAAAGTTTCCGGAGTAATTCCTTGAGCTAGTAATTGCTCTTTCTCGAAAGGTGTCATACTCTCTAATTGAGAATAAACCTTATTTTCGATAAAAGCTCTGTCTAGTTTTTCAAGTATCTCCGGGTCTCCGGTTATTCTTTTAATTTGACCAACATCTTTTTTGAGTTCCTTTTTTATAATAGGAATCATCTTTTTTTGGATGAACTTTCCTAGTTCTAGCATTATCCCTTCAATTCTCAATCCGTATCCTTTTCCAGCTCCTCTCTCTTCAATTAAAGCGTTTGTCGCTGGTCTATTCCCTGCTATTTCATCTTCGTTAGTTGTTCCAGTAACTCTATTGCCCCATAGATATGCCTGCTCCTCATCCTTATATGATGAAGGGTCAATGCTCCCTGTCTCTAAAACTTCAATATCAGACGAAGCGTCGAGCTTAATTCCTCCAGTAGTGAACAGTCTTTTAAATTGTTGAGGAGTGATATTGCCTTTCATTTTGAATAATCCGAGTTGGACTATTCTAGCCTTGTTCATTCTTGTATTGACTACCTCATTGAGATACGCCTGAATACTGAATAACATCTCTCCTATTCCTCTCCCAGCTCTTCTGTTTGGAACTTCTTTTAACTTACCTTCTCCATACGGGTCATCGTCTACTTCTTCGACCAAATGAACGACTGGTGTCCCATTTAATCCTGAAACTACACTGTGTGCATAAAAATATTTATTTCTATCTTCTTCTTTGCCAGTTCTTACAAACTCTGGTAGGTATCCGTATCTTTCAAATAATTCAACATAAGGTATCTCGGTTGTATTTCCTGAAGCATTTGTCCCTACGTCAATTGATGTCCTGTCAACTGAGCTAGTTCCTTCAACCATTTCATAATTATCTAGACCCAATTCATCAAATTCAGGTTTTGAGATTACATTTCTTTCGGTTTTTCCGCTTGAATCATTCAAACATTCTACACTCGGATCAGCTATGATATTCAAATCATCTATAACTCTTACTTGTAGTTTATTATCAATTTCATAAGCCTTGAGATAAGCTGTTCCGTCTATTGCTATTCTTCTCAGCCAACTATTAAGAGTTTTACCAAAATCTATGTCGTCAAGCTTCTTTTTGAGTATTTGCCTAAAAACCTGAGCTTTTAGATGAGCTTGGTGATTAGTAGCTTTGACATCAATGTCTTTTGTGTCAACATCTATATTCTTGAGCATTGTTTCGACTGTCCATTCAGTCAAAGGTATAAAAATCTTCTCTCGTTTTGTAATTGGGTCTTTTTGTTGGTTAAAAAATCCTAAATAATTCTTGCGCGCTTTCTTAACCACGTTTGACATCACAAATTGAATCTTATCAGTTACCCAAACAAGACCTTCTTCCCAGTTTGTTTTTTCGGCTTGCATTATGCGGATAACTTCTAATTCTTCCTCTGTTGGTGTGTAGATTTGTTTCATATTTTAAAAATCAGTTTCGTGTTCTTCTAAGTCGTCGTTACCAATTAATGGTAGTTCTTTATCAAGTCCCCATACTGCTAGGGCTAAACTCATAACGGCATCATCGTGAGTTCCTTCTGGGACTCTCATCTTAACCTTCTGCCCGACTAATTCGTATTGGAAACTTTTAAGCTCATTTATTAAAATCTCGTCGTTTGGTATTTTGATTTTGTTTTGTTCTATTAAAATCTTGAGTCCATTCAGTAGTTGCTCTCTTGATGTTTCAGTGAATTTAAACGGCTCTATACCCATTCCTTGCTTTACAAGGTCATCATAAATCGGGTCTCCTAGCCCGGTTGTATCCATATATACAGTTCCTGAGTTCCAGTATCTTATAAACTTGATTATGTTCTCTTTTTGTGTGTTCCAGTCAAGCTTGTTGAATCTTTCTTGTTTTGCGACTTTGAATGTATGTAGGTCAATAGCGGTTAAAACTGTGAAATCCTGATACTTAGCAAGGTCTACGCCAATTTGGTATTTTTTATTAAAATCTGATTTTATTTCTTCATTGTGGATATTTTCATCTATCTTTCTAAACACGCTAGAAGCTCCGTCAATAAACTTTACATAATACTCTTGCTCAAATAGGTCGGCTGGCATTTCTAATCTTTCTTGTTCAAGAACTTCTTTCGGAATTGCATTTGTGTCATCGACTGTTAATACTTGCCACCACCAGCCTTTATTTTCTTTGGCTTGTTGCAGAACCTTCCAACCTTCATTTTTTCCTCTCGGTGTATAAACAAATACAGCCCATCCTCCATTTTCTGCAAGTATTGGTCTTAGGTATTCCCAGACTTTAGGTTTCATTAAGGGATATTCTGATAAGACCACTCCGATCGGGTTCGTTCCGACTATACTATCAATATTATCTGCTCCTACTACCTGAAACACCGATCCGTTTACCAGTTCAATTTTCATTTCAGTTTCATTTTGCTTTTTGACCAACTCTTTTGGAAAATGATCTAAAAATCTCATTCCGCTTTTATCTATTCCATTCCAGATAACTTTTTTGGCTTGATTGTATGTTGGAAGAAAATAATAATATGTTCCAACTTTTTCAATCATTTTCGAAATAACTGCATTGATTGTAGTCTTATCCTTTCCACATCTTCTGTGATGAACTAAGACGAATCTATTATATTTCTGATTCTGGAATGCTTGTAGGAATGGTATTTGGTATTTCCTCGGATTGTATAGGTGCGGTATTGTTATTTCCGGCATAATCTATTTTTTTAATTACTATTGCCTTTCCTTCTTCTCCTCCGTCTAATCCTATATTTTGTCTTGGTTTACCGAATAACTGCTCTACAATCATTTTCATTATCTCTTTTTCGCTCATTGCAGATTTTACTCTTTCCATAAGTTCTGCCTCATCAGATTCGCTAAAATAATCTCTGAATGATTTTCTCTTAGGTCGTCCATTAGGATTCCCCGAAAAACCTTCTTTAAAAGTTCCGTCTGGATTTCTTCCTGATTTTTCCTGTAAATCTGGTTCGCTCATTTCTTTTTTCCTTTCGGTTTTTTACATCCCATATAGGCTTTATTAAGTTATTTAGTGATATTTATAGTGATATGTTAAAACTTTATTTATAATATACTTGACAAATGTTTTTTTAACTGCTATACTGTACTTATGAGATTGAGGGATATAATAATTCCCCACTAATCTCTGTCAAATCACAGTCGATGCCAGCGTTGCCACTCTTAGGGTCTGGAACGTGAGAAGCGAGGACATAAAACTCGCGAACTACTAACTAATTATTTTTAAATATCTTTATGGGTGAGACTGATATTGCCAATAAGATGAAAAATTTAATCAATCGTTTTCAGTTAAAAGTCGTTTCTGTGTATCTGTTAGGAGTTGTTACTGGTGTTGCGTTTCTTTATTCCTATAATTTGTACCAAGTTCTGTGTTCATCTGATAAGCTGGTTTTTTAGCTGTCGGCTCGGTGGTGGAAGCGCAAGCTTCTTCTGAAGTTCACGCAGTGAGTTATGGCGGCGGGAGTAAGTCCGAAGTGCTTCCCGTCCCTCATAACATTGAAAACCTTATTCGTTCTGTGGCTTCAGATTTTGGCTTCCAAGAGGTTGAAAGACTGATTAAGCTAGGACATTGCGAATCAAGATTTAATCCTATATGCGGTGAAATAAACCATAAAGACTGCACAAACACAACTAACGGTAGTTTTGATAGAGGTTGGTTTCAGATTTCTAGAAAGTGGCATCCAGAAGTAACAGACGAATGTTCGGTTGATATTAAGTGTTCTACAGTTGAATCAATCAGGATAATCAATGAAAAAGGATTCGATGAGTGGGCTTGCAATTCTTTAATTTAACTCAATTATAACAGTTATTTTTACATAAGTCAAATTTTTCAAAATTTAAGAGGCGCATTTTATGCGCCTCTTTTAACTACCAACTAATCGACAGACAGAAAATAAAACAAAAAACTGTCTGCCGATTAGTGATTACTTTTTAAATTTATTATTCTTGGATCTTGAAAAAATATAACATTTTGAAACAAAAACCTAATTGAACCATTGGAATTATAGATAAATAACGGCGGACTATACTTTTTATAAATATCAAAATGCTTTTTCATAGTGATTACTTTATCTTATTTAAGAGAGGCACGCATATTTCTTCCCAACCTTTTCTCGCTTGTCCTTCTAGTTGAAAATCTTCACTCCCACTGCACCAAATTAGAGCTTCCTGATACTTTTCGATTTCTGCATTTAGTTCTTCTTTGGATTTATTTTCTACCTTTTTAATAAATTCAATTAACTGATTTTTTGTTTCTCCTTTAAATGTGTTTATTGGAAATTGGTTTTCTATGTTCATAGATGTTTATTTAGAATTGATTGGATTGTGTCTAATTCGATAACATCATCTCCATACGACATAATTTTTAGTATTTCATCACCTATATCTTTAATCAGCTTTTATTTTTGGGATTTGAGAGTTTGGCGGATATGAACTTCTAAAATCCTATCATCTATCCAATGGGTGTGCTTTTTCTTTTTAATCATAGTTTCATCAACCCAATCTTCAACTGTTTCCTCGTCAGTAATTTTAAGTTCTTCTAACTTTTTAGCGCTAAGTTTGTCCATTTTAAATTCTTCAAGATTTTTTATTCTAGTTTCTAGTTCGGATAGGTATTCGGAGAGAGTATCATTATTGATTGCACCATAACTACCAACGCCACTAATTGTTATACTTTTTTTTATTTCTTTCATAGACATAGGTTTTTTAATCAATTACAACTTTTAACTCATTTGTCCACGGATCATATTCTTCTTCGTGCCTAACTTCTCGTGTTCCTGCTTCAACTGGCTGTATTCCGTGTTCACAATCTCCTCCGACGTGTCTTATTTCGTAATCGGTATCGCAGTGGATATATTCTATTCCGTTTTTGGACCAGTAAAAAATAAAGCCTTTTTTAGTTACGACTTCGTGGCGATTACCTGTTGCGTTACTTTCCTGTAAAATATGTACTTTTGCCTTTTTAGCTGTTTTTGGAGGTTTAATTTTATCTATTGGATATAGAATTAAATCTCCGTGGTTGTTTATTTTCATATTTTTATGATTTTATTGAATTAATTAATTCTTCTACGGTTTGTTTTCTTAAGCGTGACACTGTTTCTAGGCAGTTATTCGATTCTGGATTAACAAACTTAACATAAGGTTTATCAGAAGACCAACCTTTGTAAGACAGTATCTTAGCTTCTCCGATGTCTTTTAATTCTATTTCATACAATTCATATCCACCACACTCTTCGGTTTTATCAATCAGTTTTTTAGGAACCTCCTCTAATAATTCTTCCAGCGGTCTATCTCTTAAAAGGACGGAACGCTGGTCAATATCTTCCCAAGAAAGAATATCCGCTGTGGAAGCTGTTTGTGATTTTTTAAATTGTTCTTCAGTAAATTTTACTCCGTGGATTGAATATAAACCATATCCGTCAGAGTATTCTACCGCTTTATATTCAGTACTATGTAATAATTTATCTTTCCAATTTATTTTTTTAGGAGTTTCGGAAACAAAAGCGATTCCTTCGTATGGAACAATAAAACTAACATTAATCACAAAATCTATAAATACTTTATAATCTTTTTCTTCAAATTTTACTCCGATATATTTCCCGAAAGAATACCATCCAGCCCAAACTAACCACCAAATAATACTTAACCAATTACTGTTTATTGAGCTAAGTTGTGATCTAAGTTGTGAGCTAAGTTGTGATCTAAGTTGTGAGCTAAGTTGTGAGTTAAGTTGTGAGCTAAGTTGTGATCTAAGTTGTGAGCTAAGTTGTGATCTAAGTTGTGAGCTAAGTTGTGAGTTAAGTTGTGAGCTAAGTTGTGAGCTAAGTTGTGAGTAAAGTTGTGAGTCAAGTTGTGAGCTAAGTTGTGAGTAAAGTTGTGAGCTAAGTTGTGAGTCAAGTTGTGAGTCAAGTTGTGAGTCAAGTTGTGAGTCAAGTTGTGAGTCAAGTTGTGAGTCAAGTTGTGAGTCAAGTTGTGAGCAAAGTTGTGAGTCAAGTTGTGAGTCAAGTTGTGAGCAAAGTTGTGAGTAAAGTTGTGAGTCAAGTTGTGAGCTAAGTTGTGAGTAAAGTTGTGAGTCAAGTTGTGAGCTAAGTTGTGAGTTAAGTTGTGAGCTAAGTTGTGAGCCATCGCTAGCCAATTTAGAGTTTTTAAATAAAATCCTGCATATTGCAACCATTACTAATGTCGATAAAGGAGATTTACCAAAAATAACTACTGGCTTTTTAAATCCAGCGCTTTCATACAATGCTTGAACTGCTAATTTCGCTTTTTTTCTATCTGTTGGTTTTTCTGCCAATTTAACAAACTTTTCTATAAATTTAGGGATTTGTTTTTCTTGTTCTTTTGTAAGTTCTTTGATCATATTATTTTTTTAATTATCTAAACTTATTACTATTTGTTTTATTTTCTTGTCATTTTCGACGACAACACCTTCAATTTTTATTATGTCTCCGCATTTAAACCTGTCAATTTTTTCTACTGATTTTTTATCTTTCGATTGTATGATTATATAATATCCTTTTCCCATAGTTATTTAATTAGTTTAGATTAAGACAATAAGTTGATATTTTATCCGCCAGTTCTTTTGTGAGTGATTTTCTTGTGTCGTGGTCGCGTGTTTCGATAAAGCGGTCAATGTCAATTAGGTATATTTCTTTTTTCTTTCGTGGCTGGTAAAAACAGATTGCGACGTAAGCTGGACAGTGTAAAAACATACAATCGAAGGGTTTTTTTGCGGTAAATCTCATATGCTTATTGCCACCGAAAATAGGGAGAGCGTCTGATATTTTGTGGAATAGTCCTTCGTGCTTGGCTTTCGTGAGCGCTTCGACTTGGTGGGGTTTGACGGCGTTGTATGGGATAGAATTTGATTTTGACAGCTTCAGCTCATACACTCCGACAATATCAATCACCTTTGAGAACATAGTTTGGATGTTAGATTCTTTTATATGATTGTTGTTAATTTTTAATTATCTTGTTTGGCGTGGTGCTTCCTGCATAGCCATATAACATCTAAATAATATCTTTTAGTATACCCCCTGTGATGGTGAGCTTCTGCTTTTTTGTCTCCACAGATAATGCAACACCCCTTTTTTAGTTTACCGTTTTTAACCGCCCAATAAACCATAGACCTAGCTGACTTCTTTTGCATCCATAGTTTATTAAGCCTCATCTTTTTTCGCCTTAACCTCGCTACTTCAAAAATACGCTCTTTATTTTTTTCATAATACTTTTTCCTACGAAGTTTCACTATTTCTTCGTTTTTTTCTCTATAATCAGTTACTCTTTTCGCAACTTTACTTTTATTTTTGTTATAGTATTCACGCGATAATAAGTTAGAACAGTCCTTACAATATGGCTTATAACCGCACTTTTGTTGCCTATCCAATTGAAAAAATGTGATTGGTAGTTTTTTTTTACATTTAGCGCAGACTTTTTTCATAAATAAAATTAAATACTTATGAATGAATTATAGCACGCTATCGTTTTATGTCAATGCGCCTCCTTCATTTATTTTTTGTTATTGATTAGCTCTGGGTTTTCGTAGATGTTGCCGATAACTTCCCAATGTTCTGTATTATTTTTTGTTAAAAGATATTCTCCGCTTCCGACATTATCTATTAAGCGATACCCATACATATCTGGTTCCATAGTCACTTCGCACCTCAAGTTTTCTGGTGGCTTTCTCCATTTCCCGACTTTTATTCCTCTTAAAATATCCCCCTCATAAATCTCTTTTCCGTTTTTGTCTTTGAGGCCAGTGAATTGATAAATAGGCTTGTTTTTATACCATTGGTCTCCAGCGCTAAAATAGTGCCAAGTACCTAAATTTTCATCCCACGCTCTGAATTTAATTTCTTTCATTGTTTTTTTGTCTTAAATGATTAAATACTTTTTCAGTTAGCCCTTTTGATACTTCGATAATATCGTGGCATTTAACACAAGCTAAGATAGTTTCGTTGAAATAATACAGTAATTCTGGATATTTTCTATACCATTCGCGTTTGTGTCTGTGAGCAAATGAAAGGAAATTGTTGTGCGTGCAACCAGTAAAGCCTAACTCGCAAGTGGTTATTTCCTTGTCAATATAAATCTCCTTTAGAAATTTATTTGCTTCTATGTTTCGTTGTCCTATCTTACCTATTTTTCTAATTGGTTTTTTCTTTTTAATCATCATTTTTGTTTAGTAATTCTCTTATTTTTCTCAACTTATCTGCATTATCTTTGTCTGTTCTAAGAAACCTCTCTGCGTGTTCAAATATCCTCTTATCGCAATCAGTCAAATCAATAAAAATATCTCTGCCGAAAAGTTTTCCTAATAATCGCAAATCTTTCTCCATAGTTTTTTATTTAATGGTTAAGTTTTTATTTTTTTCTCTGTATGCGTTCCAGCCAGATTGCCAGCCAATTTTTTTTTCTAAAATACATTCATTGATAGTATCTTCTCTTACTTGGGATATAAACTTTTCAATAACTGGCTTAGCGTCATAAAAAGGCATACCGAGAAATGCGAGGTCTTTTTCTAGTTGTTCCATTTCTTTTGTGCAGTCTTTAATATTTTTAATACTCTTTAGGTAGTTTAGCTTTATATTGGTCAATAATTCCTTCCATATTCCTTTTATAGAAAGTCTGAAAGTCATCGGAAGAATTTAAAGACTTATAATAAACATAAATTACATTGTAGAGCCGTTCACTTGGTGATTTCCCGTCAAGTCCTTTTTCAACTTTGATTTTTTCCTCTGGGTTTTCTGTCGGTTCGATTGTCATTTTAACATTCAGATTTTGAAGACTCATAAAAACGACTTTTTCTTCTGGTGATAACTCTGGTGTGCCGATGGATAGCCCTAAAGAGCCATCCACCTTAGCACGAATACCAGAAATTATTGCTGATGTTTCGATTGATTTTGCCATAGAATTAGAATTGAATATCGCTAACTTTTATGTCTTCTTCTGGAACATCCGCAATCTCATCTTGCCTTTCCTCTTTCACTTCCTCTTTTTTGTTCTTCACAGTTGAGTGTTCTTTTTCCTCGCTAGTGAGGGCGTTTAGTTTTGTTGATGCCTCAAGGTAATTAGTCACGTTGTCATAAGTTCCCTTATCGGTAACCCGTGGCTCAATCATAAGCCTTAGTTGTTTTCCAATAAGAGAATTTACAAAGTTCTTGTCAAAGTTAGCTTCTTCTTCTAACTCTAATTCCCTTTCTAATACAGCCTCAATAATGTTATATAGGTCATTCTTTCCGTTCTTTCCGATATAAAGATAAGTCGGGACAAAGTTAGCCCAAACACTTCTACCTCTTAGCGAACCTTCTTTGTCTTTTCCGTCTAGTAAAACAAACTGAAACGAAAACACTTTCTCCCCTGGTTTAGCAAATTTTCCTTTTGCGTCGTTTAAATTAACGTCTAGTATTTCCGCTTGATAGATGTTTTTAGGAATAGGCGGATATTCCTTTTTTTCTCGCTTCTCGATTGTTATTTCTTCGTTTATCATATGTTTTGAGGGTTTAATCACCCTAATTAAAAATTACTTTATTTGTAATGACTTATGCGGAGTTACTACTGCCCCTGGAACTTCTACACCGCCATTAATGGCTTCTTTTATTGCTGTTTTGTTTATACTTTCAGTTGTTTTGACTGTTTTGTATTCTTGCGGTATTAGCTTTTCGTCAAGAATGTCGGTAGTTTCTGATTTCCTAAACGACAACACCGCCTTTTCTGTCTCAAGTCTGTCCTTGCCAATCATCTGCAAGTTGTGAGCAAGATATGACTTCAATTTTTGACCTCTGCGGTCATAATACTTCTTTAAGCTATCTAATCTATCAATTTCAGTATCAACCGCCTTAGAAGTCAATTCTAGCGTCCTGAGACGCATTACAATGTTATCAACTTTCTGCGTCAACTCCATTTTGATAGAATCGAGGTATTCGTAGAGTTGCGGGTCGTTGTCTTCGTCCATTATTTCCTCTAGCCCGACAAGAGCGTTTGAGATTTCGTAAAGTTTATTTTCCATATTTGTGCACTAGGTATTCTCCCAGCGTGGTTATTTTATTTAGTTTGCAGTAAAGCATTAGGTTTCCGAAAAAATAGCGGACTCCCAATTTATTGTATTTCATTGTCGTTTATAATTAGTTTGATTATCGCTGGTCTGTTGCTCTTGCGCTGATTCGAAAGAGTCAGGGTATCCGTCTGGTGCGTTTTTAAATCTTTCTAGTTCTTCGGGGTCTTTAGGGTCAATCGGAGTTTTAATATCTACTGCCATTTTTGCGAACAGTCGGATTAGCTCGGTAATGTTAGTGTCCATTTCGAGATAGATGCGCTCTGTGTCCTTTTTTAATTTGTCAGCGATTGAAATCGCTTGGTCTAGGTTGTTCATATTATTTTTTTAGTTGATTAACTATTTCCATACTATCACAATAAAAAATGTTTGTCAAGTGCTAATCATTTTGTGGGTTTAGTATGCTTCTAAGCTGGCGTTTTCTGTTCCAGAGTGCGTCCCATTCGTCATCGTAATTTTTATGGAGTTCTATTTTTTTCATAACCTCTCGCAACTCGCGCATTGCTTCTGCTTTTTCTAGGGCTTCTCTTTTTTGTGGATTTTTAACGACATTTGATTGAACGTCGTGTCTTACTTTTTCCATATAGCTTTTAATTGAGTTAATTTTAATTTATAGCCAGGGGTTTTCTTTTTAAAGGTTGGGATAACAAGTTTCTGCAATGCTCTGCGACTTCCGACATCGACCGCTGTCAGACCTTGCGAGCGCATATAGTCTGCTTTGATTTGTTCGTCTTCCAAATTTTTCCATCTAGGGAATGTTGTTATGTTTCGTAGCCCTCATAAAAGATTCCTGTGTACCCTTCAAAGCTCATCGGGATTAAACCTTTTATGCCGTGGCGATTTTTAGTTATTATGCAGTCGATATTTATTGGAACGTGATTTTTTTGTTTTTCCTGGACTGTTTTTAGTTCTTCGGTTTGGACAAGTTTCAAAGCAATATCAGATGAAGCTTCAATTCCTCCACTTCCCTTGTAACCTCCCACTGACCTATCAGCATTTTTTGCTACTTCGTTTGAAATCTGCGAAAGAGCGATGATCGGAACTCCAGTCTTTCGTCCGATTGACTGAAACTCACTGCTCGCCATTGTCATTAACTGGTATTCGTTGAGATTTGTGCTTTTTAAAAGTTGCATATAATCAATAACAAAACAATCCACTAGTTCTTTCATACTTTCTTCGTACATTGAAAGTTTTATTTGTTCGTAGTCATCTAGGTCTTGATAAATATTAAGATTTTTTTCCCATAAGATACCTTTGGCTTTCATTTGCTTTTCTGATTCTTCTGAAGTGAGGATTCCTTTTAAAATTTTAGCTGAGTTCATATCCGCTAATATTCCCATTAAGCGACCGGCTAAATCTTTCTTGCTCATTTCCATTGAGTAGATTACAACCCTTTTCCCTTGGTTCAAAAGACTAACTACGATATTTAAAGCAAGAAAGGTTTTCCCTGTGTTATTGTATCCACCGATTACCCAAAAATGCCCCGAGCGGATTCCGTCAATCACGTTGTCAATTTTTCCAAACCCAGTTGATAGTCCTAAAAGTTTATCCCCATTTCGGTATTTCTCTGCATAAAGCTCTTGGTCTTTTTCGTAATCTGCAATAATTGACTTAATGTCAGTGCGCTCTCTTTCGCATAGCCCAGTTGACTGGCTAAACTCACGCGTGAAGTTTGATATTGATTCGTCAATGTTTGTGTTGTCGATTCTATTTGTCCAGCGTTCGATAAGTTTATTTAGTTTTAAAGCCGTACTGATTCTTTTTAAAGTTCTCGCTTTGTGAGTTACGTCAGAAAAATCAACATTAACAAAGTCTGAAAATAAAAGTCCTGCGTCTTCGAATTTAGAATAAATATCCTCTTCTTTTAAAACCGACTCCTTAACTGCGATAAATGCTTTCTTGTTTTTAACGTCAGAAAAATCATCCTCGTTTAAAATTGAGAAGACAGAAACAGCGTCTTTTGCCCGGTTGGCAATATGGCTGATTATTTTATGTTCAATTTCTTTTGATTTTTCTCTTAATTTTAAAATCATATTTTTAGAGTGTTATGCCTTCGTATTTATTTTCCTTTTTTTGTAAAAACATATTTATTGAGTGGTCGGAAAACATTGTAGAAATATCAGCGCCAAACTTATCATACTTTTCGCTTTGCAAATAATGCTCAGCAACTCCCTTGGCTTTTTCAATTCCTAATTCTTTTATTGCCCTTGAAAGCGCTGACCAGCTTTTAGAAGATTCTTTTTTGTTCACATAAACCTCTACACGGTGCATTTCCATTGCCTTGTCTTTTACAAAGCGCGCTAATAGTTCGGTATCCCAGGCGGTATTTTGTTTATCTGACCTTTTAGGTGGTTTATATGGTATTCCTAATTTCTTATAAGTCTTAGCTTTGTCTTGATAAGTATCTTTTGGAGGTTCTTTATAAGAGAGAGCGCAATTTTCGTTAGAAAATTCTATTTCTTTCATTTCCTTTCCTTTACTTTCCTTTCCTTTACTTTGGTTGATTTTGCTTGAGCTTTTGCTTAGCAATTGCTTAGCTGTTGCTTGACCTCCCAATCTTCCTAGTTTAGCCCTTAGATTAGATATTTTTTGCCTACTCTTTAAGTGGTCTAAAAGTCTATTGCTCCAAAAATATTTTCCATCTTCTTCAAAGAGAAAAAAACTGCTTACAAGCAAATTTAGCTTTTCTAATTCGATATGTGATGAAAAAGCTATTCCTCTCAAATCGGTTAGCAATAGCTTACCATTTGCTTCAGCTAATTTTTCTATAAGCAACCAATACAGTCCGTAACCCTCCCACTTAAGCTCATAGAGTAGATTTAAAATCTTTGGGTCTTGACTAGCATTATAGTCGTGTGCGAAATAAAATGTTTCTTTCATAAAATTGCAACCAAAAAGGAGTAGGCTACACGACTAAATGCAAAACCTACTCCTTGCTGGCAATAATTTATTATTCTATTTGTAGTCGTGTATTTTATTTGCATATCTTTATTCTATTTTCTCACCTATCAGATTTATTGTCAAGCTTTTTCTTATAGTAATTAGCAAGCGAAAGTTCCCGGTGTCTTTCAATATCCTTTCGTTCGTATGATTTGTGAAATTTAGACTGATAACACTTATGACACAATCCTTTTCCGTAATGGCGATCAGTCCCACCGCATTTTCGGCATTTCTTAAAGGTCTTTAAGATTCCGTTTACTTTTCCCCTGCCCCAGATTTTCATTTCCTCTCTTTTCTTTCGTCCTTTCATAATTTTCATAAGTTAGTGGTTTAAATCCAGGAGCTTGAAAGCCTGGTTTTATTTCTCCGCATTTACATTTAAAAAATCCAATATTAGTATGTCCGACTGAACATCTTTCATTCCACTTAAAATAATGGCGATGTTTTTTAATAACTTTATTAGTCATATTACTTAATTATTTTAATAATCAAATTATTTGCCAGAGGACTAGCGAACGCAACGCACTCGGTAACTGGCAGAGGTAGTCTTAGTAGTGGTGTTCGTGTAGCCGTAGGGCAAGAGCACGACCCAAGCGTACTGAGCGTTGTACGAGTACGTAGTCGCCGACCAATAGTTGTAGCCGGCTTCATTTAATTTTCCAGTCATTTCTTCATAGTGATTATCTAACAAATTAATCAGTTCAATCCTAGTTGGTAATCTTCCACCTAGCTCTTTGCATTTTTTTTCAGCTTCGAACCAATTCATTTCGCCTAAGTCTTCGCTCCATTCTAAGTCTCCGATTTTAGTCCACTTTGTTTTTTTTATTTCTTGACCACAATGTTTGCATTTCATAATTATTTTATTAAGCCACTTAGTCTGAACTTCTACTCTTTAATATCTCTTCCGTGCTAACCCACCCATTAAAAAGGGTCATTTGCTCCTCTTCTCCGCAATTATTACAATATCGCACATAATTACCGTGATATTCCCATTTGTGCCTGTGTTTTTTATCTTTTACTTTTTCCTTTTTATCCATTGTTTTAAATTCTAAGCCACTTAATATATCTAACTTTCTTATTCCCGCCCTCATAAAAGAGCGGTTGAAGAAAACTATTCAGGACTTCCTACAACATTTTTGTCGTAAACACTTATGCCATCATTTAAAGCTTGTTTAACCTTTCCAATTCTCATCGAAGCATCTTCAAGGTGACGATAAGATAATGTTAGATTTGCCATAACCTCACCGAAGCTTTCTCTAGTTGAACCGACTGGAGGATTAACTAGGTTATTTTTTACATCCTGGACATATCCAGCTATTTCCTTGATTTGGACTCTGATATAGTCCATTTTTTCATCAAGAGTTTTTTCATCTTCTCCCATACGTTTATTAAAATTTAATAATTAACACACTTAGTATATCTGGTTAAGGGCAGGTTTAGTTTAACGCCATATCTTGCAAAATTATCTGCTGTTTAAAAATATTTACCCCAAAATACGATGCTTTAAATGTCGGCTGATTTCCAGTTGCTCCTGTTTGCCTATTGAAAAACCTCATTCTTCTGCTTGGTATCAATAATTGAAACTCCCGCTCCCGCTCCCGCATTGTAGTATTTATTACGCTATCAGATAAAATATTTAGTGGAAGTAATAGCGCAAAAGGCTTTTTTAAATCCAGCGCTCTTTCCCAATAAACTCTCTTATTTTTATAGGGTGGATTGCTTATAATTACATCCCACTTTGCTGGTTCATAAGTCAAAAAATCCTGCCCGTCATCTATGTGAGAATAAACGACATTAAACCCTTCCTCGTTTAATATGTGGACAAATAAACTATCCTCTCTGTCAAACGGACACCAAATTATTTTGTCTTTTAGGTGTTGAATATGAGGAAGTAAAACTTCGACTCCGTAACTAGGCGTGTATTGCTCATCTCCTCCGCCTTGTTGATAATAGACTTGATTTTTTTTCACTCCTTTATTTGTTAATAATTATACCTTAACCAGATATGTAAATGTCCTAAAGTTTTTTTCTTAAATAACCTATGGTAAACCCAAATAGTATTATTTTTTTTATAAATACCGTGTTATCTTCAGCTGGTTCTGTTCCTTTCCAAAATGGGACAAATATATACTTTATAAAATTAAACATTATAAATTATATTACCTCCTCTAAAGAACGAATGACGAGCTTGCGTGGCTCCCACCATTCGCTCATTGGAATAGATTATTTAATATGGATGTTTGGTAAAAAATGCCATACAAACAAAAATCAACACTACATAGCACGCAAATGCTAATATTTTTCCTTCCATTATTTTAATTTAACTAATTAAAATAATACCTTACAAGAGCAATCCATAGTAATATCAATATTATTCCCAATTGAGCACTAGATAAATCGCACATTATTTTATATTTAACCAATTAAGTTTTCTAAAAATATCCAAATATCGGAGATATGAGTTAAAATAAATATAACCAATATAATTCCAATCAAAGAAGTTGCACAGCCTAAACAATTAACTTTTACCATATAATTTAACTTACTAATTATAAACTCTACTTCATCTTTTTTCTTTTAAAAACAAATTTACTCACTCCGTTATTTATCGGAAAAACACAAACCAACTCCCATCCTGTATCTCCTAGTCTTTTTAATTCTGGCTCTATATGTCCTGATAAAATAGCTGTGTGATATTCTATTTGGTCGTACATAAAAATAATATTATATTTATTAACGTCATAAACAAAATAAAATAAGTTTCTTTTTTCATAAATTTAACATTATACTCACCATACTCACCAAGGGAGGCGTTACCCACGCCTTTAGTCCCTTGGCGCTACTCTATCCTTTCCTCGTAAGAGCATTTAAACTCCATAAACCGATTCAGGTTGTTGACTGGTTATGGTAATCCCCAGTCTCGTGGACGTAGTGGCACAAGTCATCGAGTAGAAACTTCTTGTGATATTCGCCCACGTTGTAATTACATTATACACGATATAAAATATTTGTCAAATCTAAAAACACTCTTGCATTAAAAGGCGTATAAAATGGTTTGTCCATTTTGCAAAAGTGTTTTAGTTGTGAATCTTAATACAGTTTAAAGTTCGAAAACTTTTAAAGAGTATCAACTGGTTTAGTTGTGTAAAATCTAAGCAGTATGTCTATAATCGATTTTACGATCAAGAGAGTTCCGCCTGTTGGATATTGAGTTTCAACAGCGATAATCACTCCTAGAGTTCCTTGTAAAACTGCCAGAATAATAGTTCTACTTTTGAACATTTGTAACAATTGTTCCATTATATTTAATTTACTAATTAGCTCTTTTTTATATTCTTCTACTGTCCAGCTACCCCCAGTAATGGGATTAGCTGTTGAATTATCCGGGAGCGTAGTATGGACAAGCACAGGAATTGACACAGTTTCGTCTTGTTTTGGAGTTGTGTCTGTTTGTACCACCTTTGGGGGTTTCGCCTCACCTGAGTCAATTTTAGAGCTCACAGGTGGCTTGCCGTATTTCTTTAGTTGCGTCAAAGTTCCATTAAAAACATTCACATCCACATTTCCGATAATTCCATCTACTTTTCCTCTTGAGGTGTATTGCCAGATAGCCCAAGTATTCCATTTGCCAGTCGCTGGTTTAACTTGTTGAGTTCCGTCATTAGTTCCATACCGAGCTACCCATAAACCAAACTCTTTTGATATAACTTCCCAATCATACCTCACCACTGTTGATGAGTTCATATACATAAATGGTCTTAATTTAGTTTTTGCTGTTACAGTGTCTAACCAAAGACCGCACCAGTTTGTAGGGTAATCCATTTCGACTTCGAAATCTAACGCTATAAATTCTCCCTCCTGGATTTCTCCTAGAGATTTTATAAACCAGTTAGCCTCCATATCAACATTAAACCCTCGACAAAAATGATAAGCTCCGACTAAAATACCGTTCTTTCTTGCTTCTTTTCTGTTGAGTTCAAACGTGGGGTCTTTATACTTTATTCCTTCTGTACATTTAAGAATAGCGCAAGTTATTCCTGTCTTTTTTACTTTTTTCCAGTCTATTTTATTCTGGTAGTGCGATACATCGATTAGTTTTATCATAATTATTGGAAGCTTTCGCTTCGTTGTTGAATTAAACTTTTTCTTGGTTCTAATTTAAAATCAGCTATCGCGAAAGTTGCTTTAAAAAGCAAGTACACTATAACTGAAATTATTATAAGCCATCTTATTAAGTAGGTACAAATAAGCAGTCTTTAAAAAGTTAAACTGTTCTTTTTTATTCCTATCTAGTTAGAGAATAAAATCACGAGTTATACCCTCGAAGATAGACTGTGGCAGGGAGCGCAGTCTATCTTTAAAGGTACAGGAGGAGGCTAGAATCTAGCCCCCCACAAACTTATTCATTCATCAACTCTTTTATGAGTTCTTCACCGACTTTTTCGGCGTCTTCGATTTTTACTCCAATCGAGAATTTTTGTCTGACTGGCTCATCGTTTCTTCTTATAGATACGATTACGATTCCACCTTCGTGGTTAATCCATCTGAGCCAAACCTTGAACGTAATTTCTTTTTTCATTCCACTTTCCTCCTTTAATTGTCCATTGGACTTCTTTTTTCAAGCAACACAATTTCCAGTAACATTCGGAGCAATACGATAATTCGCCCCATACACCCGAAAAAGGAACACAACCAAGTTTTTTGGTGTCCTCATCATAGAAGGTGTCCCCCTTTTTGTCTTCATAAGGGGGAGTCATCTTAGAGATTAAAATTGACATACCACGAGCCTGAGCGTCTAATTCCGTTCTTCTCTTTGAGCTTAATGGAACTTTGGATTGCTTCCTCTCTTGTTTCCGAATTTTGCGTGTTGACAGGTTCATTGTAAACTCCTTTCGCTATTGTGAGTTCAAACCAGAATTTTCTCCAACAACGATAACAGAACTTATAAGACTTCCACGGGATTTGAGCGACATCGCCACAATCACAGTTTCCGTCAGTCAGTTTTCTTCTGGTGTTTTTGTTTTCTTCCATTTTGAAACCTCCTTTGTAAAGTGCCTTGAACAGAATTTACAAATAAAATGGTTGACTTTAACAACCGCCAGAACCTCCATCATCCCAGTGCGGTTGCAATGTGGACATTTCGTCATCAATCTGTACATTTTCTCCCTCCAATTTTCCTGTTAAATAGTTTTTTTAAAATGTCCGTGAATATGACATCGGTAATTGCCATTCCTTCTATAGATTATTATTCCACAGATAGGACAAAATTAGGTATCCATATTTCCTCCTTTTTAATGTACTAACGTTCTTAATTATAGCTACCTCCTTGGGTGAGAATTGAGATAGCCAAGATTAAAAAAACCACCAATAGTAAAATTAGTGGCGAAGATAGTTTGATTGTATGACTAACTTTTTCATATTAGTAATTCGATAATAGCACATAAAAATGATTTTGTCAAAACTCTAAACCGAGTTTTTTCAAAAAAGCATAAACTAAAGCACCGCCGATTAAAAATAGTAAAGCTTTGAAAGTAGTTTCAACCCACTTACCGCTATATTTCTTATCTAGTTTTTCACTTAACCTTTCAAAATTTTCTCTCTGTTCTCTTTGTATCATTCCAAAGTTGTCGCTTTGTTCTTTTTGAATTTTGTCTAGTTGTTGTTTTTGTTCTTCTAATCTTTTTGTTTGTTCTTCTTGCATTTGATTGATTAGTGCTAACTCTGTTCCACGAGAAGCACAAGTTTCTTTAATGCTAGTTAGTTCTTCGATAGTTTTTGGAGCAGTATTTGGATGTGCCATTAACTTAGAAGTGTGTGCGTAAAACTTCTCTGATTGTGCATCGAGTTTTTGTTGAAGATTTTTATCTCTAACTAAATTATTTTCTTCTAAGAGTTGTTTTACGTCTTCTTTAGTGCAAATATGATTGGTATTAAAAATAGGCTTATTCCCATTCCTAAATCTGGGAATGGTTTAAAACTACTTTTCTTCAGCAGGTTCGACTTCCTCAATTAAAAGAGCAACCAACGCTTGAGCGTCACAACTTGGTAAAGTTGATTTTAGAACATATTCTCTAACTTTCTCTACGTTTTCTTTTTTGATGTTCATAAATTTATTTAATAATTATTTCATCTAAAAACCCTTGCAAAACAGCTATCTCTTCTGTTTTTGTTACAATATCTTTCTCTATTTCTTCAACAGTCATTGTTTTCACAACTTCTTTTGGCAACTTCTCACCAGTTTCTGGGTTGTAGTTATCTTTAAAAAACACCAATGTTCCGTCGTCTGATTTGACGAATGTGATGTGTTTTACTACTTCTTCTTTAGAGTTTTCAAACGCTTTGATTGTTTCTAACATTTATTTAAAATTAAAAATTAACTTTGTGAAACTAAACCTAAATTTTGCAACGCAGTTATAACATCATCTACAGTATGGCTTGCTCCTGTCGCTAAAACAGCCCTTGCGATTGGAGTGGTATTGTAGAATCCGAGTTTATTACCAAGCACTTTTATCATATCTGCGGGAGTTCCGTCTGCTGTGCCTGTTGAACCTACTGGACATCCTTGTATAGTAACACCCGACTCACCTGTTCCTGTTGAAAGCCCTGGAATAAGGATAAGTTGACCACCTGCTTTATTTGTGGCTCCACTTGTTGCTCCGCCTCCCTGGATTGTTAAAGTATTTCCTGCTGTGTTTGCGGTAGTGTGGCGTTCCATCCATATTTTTCTGACTGCATTCCCTCCAAGACTTAAAATATTTGTCGGACTCGTCGTCCCGATGCCGACGTTGCCGGCTGTTGTTATCGTCCCTATATTTGATAAATCCAAGACTGTTTCTGAACCAGAAGTATTTCTTGTTCCCCATGTAACCCAACCAGAACCAGCCTTATTTAAAGTTTTCCAATTGTTAGAACCTTGAATAGCAGAACCTATTTCAAAACTACCATTTGCATAAAAGCTACCACCGACATAGAGCCAGCCAGCTGATCCGCGATAGACTTTTACATCTCCACCAAAATCAATTCCTCCTGTATTAGATGTATCGGCTGCAAAACCTAATTTCGCCCCCGGGTTCGTCGTCCCGATGCCGACGTTGCCTGTTGCTCCGTCTAAGGTCATTACTGTCTTGTCTACTCCGCCGTCATTTACTTTGAAGCTAATATCACCGTCTTGAAGGTCGTTTTCAATTGTAAGATTTGA